TCCTGAACTATTTGGCGAATCAAACGGGGATCAAGGTCTCACCAAAGCTGATGGATTCTCTAAAAAATGGGGTTGGTACAGCTCCCTTTATGGACTTGCAGAAGGCAACATTTTAAGGTTTGATGAAATTACAAAACAGAAATTACACAGGTGCTTACAGCAGTTAGCATTTGAAAAAGACAAAGCAGAATTACAAGAGCATATGCTCAAAGCAAAAACAAAGAGATGAAAAGATCAGATATACTAAAAGAACTGATGGAGAGGGAAATACTTGACAAAGATGAGTATATCATTTTAGCAGATGGCTTTGAGCCTGCATTCATGGGTATATCAGCACAAAAGCCTAAGAGAGTTATATACGACTATTGGAAGTGCTTAGATGTAATCATAAGAAGGGACAATGCAGAATTTGACGAAGCTCTTGACTGGCTTGATGAGTTCATAGAAGAAGAACTAGGCGAGCATGCACCAATATATATAAAACAAATATGAAAAGCTTTTATAACATTATAGACACCATTAAGAAGGTAGTAAACGAAGAACCATTTAACAGCAATGTGAGCTTTGGTGACATTGCAGACATAGACCTTAGAAAACAAAGCATATTCCCTTTAGCTCACATATTGGTTAATAGTGCTACTATCAATGACAATAATATTAGCTTCAATGTAACCCTGTTTTTAATGGACTTAGTAGACGTAAGCAAAAAAGCAGACACAAGTTTGTTCTTAGGAAATGACAATACACAGGATGTGTTAAACACGCAGATAGCTCTAGCAACAAGGGTTACAAGAGTGTTACAAAAAGCTAGTATTTACAAGAATGAATTTGAGTTGGCATCTACTGCAAGCTGTGAGCCTTTCAATGAAAGATTTGAAAACAATCTTGCTGGCTGGGCTATAACATTTGATATAATAGGTAAAACTGAAATGACTTACTGCTGATGGGAAAGTTTGAAGAAGCATTAGAGAAATACGCTAAGTATGTAATACAGCAATCAAGGACCAACTTGACTAAAGCTAAAAAAGGCGGTGGCAAGCTGTACAACTCTTTAGAATATCAGATAGACGCTCCTAGAGTAAAGTTTTTATCTGAGGACTATGGAGTTTTTGTAGATCAAGGTGTAAGAGGTGACAACCCTGCAAAGGTTTCACCCAATGCTAGAATAAAAGGACAACAAGCACCAAACTCAAAATTTAGATTTGGGAGTGGTAAGTCTCCAAAAACATTCAAGCAGTTTGTCAATAAAATGTCTATTTGGGCTAAGGCCAAAAACATAAGATTTAGAGAGTTTGTAACTGTTGATGGCAAAAAAAAATCAACTGGGAGATTTGTTAGAGGCAATTATAAATCGATGGGTTATGTAATAGCAAGCAACATATACAATAGAGGAATAAGACCGACAATGTTTTTTACTAAGCCATTTGAAAGAGGATTAGAGCTTTACGGAGATGAGATAGTAGAAGCATATTTAGAAGATAATTTAAGAACATGAGTACAATAATAAGAACAAGAAGCCCATTTTTTATAAGAACCCCACAAGTTACAGGTAATGACCCTTCTTCAGGGACGCCCAACATAGACCTACTTAATTACTTCCAAGCTGTTGTGACTATTCATGGAGGTACTAGCGGCTCCACAACCATATGTGATGATCTTTATGCTACTTTCACTTTTAGAAAGAAACCACTGCCTAATGAGACAAGCGTAACATTTGAAATAAGTGAAATTGTAAATGATCATATAATACAAACATATGACGGTACATTAAGTAATTCAGCACTTACTCAGTCTATTTGGGTTGACGTTATAACAAGTGCAAGACAGTCAGATGGAACTTTAATAGGTTCTGCAACTACTACAACTTACTTAGCACAGGAAGGCTTTAACAAGTTTAAAGAAGGTGTGAACTTCACTACTGAAGCTTTGATTATGTTAAGCGGCACATATTACGAATACCACAAGGGAAGCACATTAAGCTTACCAATAAATAAAGAAAAGGTAGCTTCTGTAAGTTTCAAGTTTAACGGTTCAGTAATAACCACAATAAACTTTACAGACAATGGAAACCAGAACCAGAAAATAGCTTATGCAAGTGTTTCAACTTCCTCACAACAATATGATGAAGTTTTAATAGTTGACACTAGCGAAAACTCATCTACTATAACTTTACAAGAAGTAGAAGAATGTAAATATCCAGTTCAAAAAATTACTTTTTTAAATAGATGGGGAGCTTTACAAGATTTATTTTTTCATAAGAAATCTACAAACAGCCTAGAGGCATCAAGAGAAAACTTTAACAGAAGCATATTTAAAGCTAGAAGTGTTAGCTTATCTGATCCTGAAAGCGGTACTGATTGTGAGGAAACAGTCACATTTAATACTTACAGCACCACAGCGCATGCTAAAAAAGTACACAATGCAAATGGCACAGAATCAACCACATTAAATAGTGGCTTTGTAGATGAGCGCATGAACGTATATTTTGAAGAGTTAATGGTTAGTGAATATATGTGGCTAACTGATGACTCTAATGTCATTTATCCCGTGTGTATTACAGACTCTAGCTTCACTAAAAAGACTTCTTTAAATGATAGGCTTATTAACTACACTATGAACTTTGAAAAGGCATTTGATTTTGTCAATAATATTAGATAATGCAAAAGGTTATTTTACACATACAGCCACAGCTTAGAAGCTCCACAGTTGTACAAGATTTTGTACAAGTTGACTTAATGGAGGAAGATCTGATTTCATTGACTCAAGTCATTCAAGACGTAAAAAGCATAGACAAAGTATTTACAGACTTTAGTAAGACCTTTAATCTTCCAGCTAGTAAAACAAATAATAAGCTATTTCAGTATTGGTATAACCCGGATATAGAAGGTTTTGACAACCAGGTCATGTCTAATGCAAGAATTGAATTAAATCACTTTGCATTTAAAGAAGGCAAGATTAGACTTGAAAGTGTAATCATGAGAAATGGCCAGCCTTCACTCTACAAGATCACATTCTTTGGAAATACAGTAAAGCTAAATGACTTAATAAATGATGACGAACTTTTAACACTTGAATGGCTTAACAACTTTAATCATGAATTTTCTAATGCTAATGTAAAAAACGGGTTTGAATTTGGATTGAATTTTACTTTTGACTCTGTTTCTTATGCAGATGCTATTATATACCCGTTAATAGCACACAGTCAGCAGTACATTTATGATGCAACTAACAACACAGATAGCGGACTAAATATTAGTACAAACACAACAGAACAAACTAAGAGGGGAGTATTCGCTGAAGATTTAAAGCCTGCTATATTAGTAAAACACATAATAAAAGCAATCGAACAGAGATATTCATTGACTTTTAAATCAGGTGAATTTTTTGACAGCTCACATGTCTCTAATTTATACATGTGGTTACATAGGCAAAAAGGTAAAATGCTTGCACCTCATTTAAAGCTTGTAAATAATGAGACTTTTACCTGTAACTCAGGTTTAACTTGTAATCATTTTTCAGACACAACATCATACTTTTATTTTCAGAATGGTACTTATGTATTTAGAGATAATAATACAAATGTAGTGCCTGAAGGCTTTGTTTTTGAAACACAAGTCACTCCTACAGTAAGCTCTACAATTTACACATTAGAAATATTTAACTCAGCAACTGGTGAAGTAGTAGCAAGTAAAAAAGACATCACAGGTACTAATTCAATTTCAATAGGATATGGAGTCAACACAGTAAATGTTATTACTCCTAATGACGATTTTACTTTAAGCACTAGAGTCACATCAAATACTACAGTACAGTTTGGTGTGGAGATTGATATTCAGCACGAAGTTTTTAATAGTTCTACTCAAAGCAATGATATTTTTCAAGCTAACTACACTTCAAATTCTTCAACTATAACAACAACCGCAGAAATCAATATCACAGATCATTTGCCTAAAATGAAAATACTTGATTTATTAAATGGCTTGTTTACGATGTTC